CTGCTGTATGAAATGCCTTGGGGCGTGACATCAAGCTTGCCTCGGGATTTCCACACGGTGAGCGTATGCCTTTTGATGGCGATTCCCGCGTCCGTGAACACCTTGGCTATCTCCGCCGCCGAGCCACGCCGACTGTCATCCCAGCAGAGCTTTTCCAAACGTCTCAGTTTGACGGTCTGCACACGCTGCTCGGTACCGCATATGGGGCATGTGACCCATTGGTCGTTTGCACCTGCGGTGAGCATGGTCTCGCATAGTTCGCAGGTGCCGATTTCACGGCGTTGTTCGGGCGGGTCCAGAACAAGGTCGATTTTCCGGGCGATGCCGTTGATGGTCGCCATGTAGAATCCTGCGTCCGCGAACGTGGCAAGGCGTGCATGGGCTGCGCATGCGATGAGCGTGGCCTTCAGATCCTCGTTGCGTTTGTCTTTGCGCCAGTCGAGTGCGTCGATGCCGTCGAGGCAGCGCCATAGTTCGCGGGCCGTCGCGTCGAGCATGTCAATCAGGTCGAGCACGTCCAAGCGTATCGGCGTCGGGGGAGTGGCCGTCTGGATGCGCACGGGCGAATGCCCTCCCGGATGCAATGTCGCGTCGAGGCTGTCATGCAATGGCGTGACATCACGCGCCAGTCGCAGGAGCGTGCCGGCGAAACGCAGTTCGCATGACTCGCACACTGAATACCCCTCTTCGGTCATCGTCTTGCAGTTCTGACAGTTCACGTTAGCCCCTTCCGGCTGGTCGGCTAGAATAATGATTGAATCTCATCGCCCTGGCCGACCACGGTTGGGGCTTTCTCATATTTGAGCCGCGAATACGGCATATTCCAGATGCGTTTGAATTCGGCTATCTCCTGTTTCGACAGTCTCGGCCCGCCCCACGGTTTGCCCGGCGGACGGTCTCTTTTCGGCGGCGTGAACGGTTTGACGCTCACCCGAGCCAAATGGCATGTATGCCCGGCGAGGTATTGGCCATCCGGCCTGATGCCCGCGCTCCCGCTCACGCTGCGCAACAACGGATAGCCGACTGATGGCAGCCATGTAACGCGCGTCAACGGGCGGCCGAGGATTATCGCCACGGTCAGGTCGTCACCCGCCACACACCCGTAATCCCACGACTCCCACACACTCTCCCGATCCTCGATCACGTACAATCCGCACCCCTCGCAGACCGTGACCACGAGGGGACTCGTTTTCGGGATGAACGCGCGAAGCCATGCTGGTTTGCGTTCACGGGCGCGTGGCCTGCTCACTCCTCCATTGCCTTTCTTCTTGCCGCGTCGAACGCGATTCTGATGATGTTCTCCATCCACGCGCCGGGGAGCGTGATGAACTTTCGGGTTTCGGCCATGGCGGCGGCAATCTCCTCTTCGGTGATTTCGCGTGACGCTCCGGCCTTGTATCCTTGTCCCCACGCCCACTGCAGGCCACTGTCGACGTACGACGGGTCACGCTGCTTCTGCGCCTCGATTTCACCGCTGATGATGCTCATTCGTTTCCACCCGTTTCGTTGTTGATTGCCGTTTCGATTCGTATGCACAGGTCGAGCGCTTCCCGCCAGCCGGCCTGGTAGCCGAGCACATACGCCTCTGCCGGCGACTCGCTGCCCAATCCCGCTGAGGCCAGTGCGCTGAGCGCCCGTTGAATCACGTCAATCGGTCCGGCCATGGGTCAGTCCTCCCATTTGATGTCCTGGATTTCATGCAGCACCGCTTCGCAGGCGGTGATGAGTACGCTGAGCATACGGCGGCCGTGATGTCCTCTCCGGTCAAGGTTGAACAGGACGGGATGGCCTTGACTCCACTGGTCGATGCCGATGGAGGCGATTGGGATGGTTTCGACCAGATTGGTGTCAGCATCCTCACAGCGGTATTGGATGGTGACGGATTCTTTCATGCTTCCTCGCTTTCAGTCGTGTAACAGTTCGCGTCGAGCCAGTCGGCGATGACGCGGAAGTCCTTGGCCCATTGGATGCGGTTTTCCCGCTCCCGCTCGTCCTTGGGAGCTGGTTTCGGCTCATTGAGGTTGAGTAGTCCGTATTCGGGTTTCTTCAGATAGTGGCAGCGGGCGCGTCCGCGTCCCTTGCCGGCTTGCTTGTAGTTGATGAGCTGGAGTATGTGCAGCATCTCCAACGCCTTGGTCGGATCGAAGTTCGGGGTCTCAGAATCCGCATCGAAGCGCTTTCGAAGCTCGGGCGTGGTTCCCTCTCCATTGCCAAGCTCCCATGCGGTCGCTTCGATCTGCTCCCTGAATGTGAGTGCCATCTTCCGGTCTCCTTTCTGACGTTTTCTTGATTGGGAACAACTAGTGTTGTTGACGTGCTTTTTTTGCTGTTCCGGAGGGCCGAGTCGCAGTTGTTCCCGCACCCACCCACACACGTAGTGTGGGTGGGGAGTGCTGGGAACAGCTGGACATCGCTACTCCAGTTGTTCCGGGAACAACTGGGAACAACTGGGAACAACGGGAACAACTAGATTTCGAGATGGTTTTCGTTTTCCAATTCGTTCGCCTCCTCCCTGCTCATACGGTCCACGAAAGCGTCCGATTTTGGGTCGTCCATCTGCCGGTATGGTCTGACGCTGGCGTAGATGTTCCGGTTGTTGCGTCCGGAGCGGTTGCTGATCCACTCGCCCTCGAGCAGCCGGTTGATGGCGGTGAGCACGGTGGTCTTCCGTGCGCTGGATCCGTCGTCCTTCAGCAGTTCGATGATTTCGGTCTGGTTCGGTTCCTCGGGCGCGTTCTCGATGATTCGGCTTATCTTCTCCATGAGCCCGGTGGGTCGTTCGAGGCCGCGCTGTCGTGTGGTTTCGTCGCTGGGCATCATGTTTGGTCGTGCGATGGTGACGCGCATGAGTTTCGGATCCGTGCTGTTGATTTCGATGCGTGCCGCTTCGCGCAGGTGGCTGCCGTTGCTGCTCCAGCTGACGGCGCAATGCTCCTCGATCTCGCTGATGCGGTCCTTGCCTGATTTGATGACGATGGTGCCGCGCACGCCCTTGCCGACTGGTTTGGTCATGTCCACCGAGTAGCTGATGCCGTCGATGAGTGCGAGTTTCTGCATGCTGCCGCCGGCGTAGCGGCCCCGGTTGTCCTTGCTTTTGACGACGTGGTCGATGAGTACGACTGCTGGCCCACAGGCGCTGATGAGTCGTGGCATGGTGTTGTACCAGGCGGCGATGTCGTCACCGCTGTTGCTGTCGAGGCCCGCGTAGGCGAGGCAGCTGGTGACGCCGTCGATGATGGCCAGCGTGGCCGTGTCCGCGTAGTCGAGGGTTTCCTTCCAGCCGTCGAGGCTGGTGGGGCTGCTCGGCTTGGCGCTGGGCCGCACGTAGTGTAAATGCTGCACGATCTGTTCGCCGGTCACGCCGAGCAGCAGGAGACGCTTGACGACGTTTCTGGCGGAATCCTCATAGTCGATATAGATCACGTCATGTCCCTGTTTGAGTTCCTGGGCGGTGGCGATCTGGGCGAGCATGCTTTTGCCGCAGCCGGGTTCGCCGTGCAGGTCGTTGACCGCGCCCCTATAGAAGAGGCCTTGGCCGTCCTCTCGTTGGAACACGGTGGGCGTGGGCGGCAGTTCAATGCCGGAAGCGAGCTGGGTGAGGTCTTCGAACTGCCAGCTGGAGGAGGCGTTTTTACTTGCCTCGTGACTTTCCATTGAACCGTTTTGAACCGATGCGACGGGTGTTGAACCGGCTTGAACCGGCATTGTTCCAGTGTTTTGAACTGCTTCCGGGTGACTTTCCTCCATTTGACTCGCAGCCGCGTTTTGGATGAGTTCGTCGAACTCGCCGGGCGTCATGCGTTCGATTTTCGACTGCTCGCACGGATCAGAGTGGGATTGCACGCCGTTGATCTTCTCCATCGCGCCACTGAGAATGCTGGCCCATTCGCGTGCCGCCTCACGCTCCTTGCCTTGACGGTCGGGGGCCACCTCGGCGATGAACCGTGGCTTCAATTGGTTGATGGCGTCGAGCGCTCCACGATGGCCTTCCTGCGCGAAGTTAACCAACGCCCAGACGGCCTGCAGCGTGGTGTCATGCCTTGAGCCTTTGGAAGCGGGGTTGGCGAGCGTCTTGTTGAGGAACGTGTTGACCGCCTTGCACATGCGGTCGTCGTATTCCCTCGGATTAGAGGCGATTGGAGTGGTCGACGGGTTTGAATGTGTCAGGTTCGCCATGCTGTCGGGTTTGCGCAGGTAGTCCACCCACTTCCATGGCAGGGTCGCCAAGTCGCCGATATGGGGGAGCGTGCCGGAGAATGCGCCGCTTGGCGTGTACCAGCAGTACATTTCGCCGCTCGGGTGGATCGACGGCCAGACCACGGAATACCGGTGGCCGGGCTGCAGGATGTCGACTCCCTCGATGGCGCCGCCCTTCCACGCGAGGCCTTCGGGCACCTTGTAGAACAGGTGGCGTGCCGGACTGTCGATGCCGTGCGCCGTGCTGCTCCACGTGGCCGGCAATACGCCCAGTTCCTGAGAGAGTTCGCTGATGCCTTTCGCCCCGTCCGCCTTGACCTGATGGCCTTGTGCGGCGTCGATGTCCAACACCAATACGCCTTCGGGGATGACGATTCCCGTGTTCGCGTCCGGGGTCGCCTGCGACCAGACCTGTACTTGTTCGTCGGTGACGGGTTTGCGGCTGCGTCCAGTGAAACCGCTGGGCGGCGGGGTCTTGCGGCCTTCCGGCAGGGGGATGATCTGCATCCAGCCGGCAGCACGGTACAGGGGTGCGGCTGCCGCGTATCCGTAGATGTCGGTCATTCCTGGAACTCCTTTGACGTGATGTGAATATGTGTGGTGCCGTGCACGCCTTTGCATGCGTGCCGGCCGCTTGGCTACGGCTACGGCTGTACGGGGGTCGGGTCAGTCCCTGTCGGAATCCTTGCTCTTGTGCCAGCCCAGGAGCACGAGCCTCACGCTCATGAGCTGCAGGCTTTCCGAGTCGACGTCACAAAAACCGGCCTGGTCGGAGGCGAGGGAATCCATGTCCTTCACCAGTTCGATCCACTGGTTCTGCAAATGTTTCAGCAGTTCGTCCATTAGAATTCACCTGTTTCCGGCATCTGTTCGGAGCCGCCGTGGTTCTGGGGTTGAGCCTGGTCGGTGACGGCGGTGACCGCTTCGACCGGCACGCCCAACAATGCGGCGATCTCCTGCGGCGGCTTACCCATGGCCTTCAGCTGGTTGACCTTCATCGGATCCACCTGTGGTTGGCCGAGCTGCACCGGCTGAGCGGGTTGCGCCTGTGCCGGCGGGTTCCATGGGTCGACCGGAGCCGGCGCATATCCCTGATTCGGGGCCTGCTGGGGCTGCTGTGGCGCGTACTGTTGCTGCGGGTATGTCGGCTGGGCTTGCTGCATGCCGGGCTGCTGGGGTTGGCTGCCGTTCACGAGACTGTTGACGCTGGAAGCGGGTTCGATGTGGAATTCGAACACTTTCGGCGGCTGGGGCGCGTCGCCCCGCTGGCCGAGACCCACGAACCGTTCCGTGATGGTGTCGCCCGGCTTCGGGATCTTCACGCCCGCCTGACGGCAGGCCTCGCGAAACGCCTTGAGCTGGATGCCCCAGCCTTTGATCCAGAGAGAACGGCGGCCGTCGTCGTCATCCACGCTCGGGTCGCGCAACTGGGTCTGGATGATGACGTGGATCTGCTCCTTCGGGCGTCCGTCGTTCCAGAAGGCGGGCTGCTTGGTCTGGAAGTCGTTGACCTGCGTGGTCTCGATTTTTTCGATGACGCCGGTCACCGAGTCTCCGGGCTGGCTGTTCGCGCCGAAGTACGCTTTGGCGCTGTTGCCGGCGAGCAGGTCGCCGAGCGAGCTTAACTGGGCGGGCTGTCGTTGGGGCTGCTGGTAGCCGTAACCCTGCTGCGGGTAACCGTACTGTGGTTGTGGCTGTCCGAACATGATTGTTTTCCTTTCGTTATTCGGTGAACTGGTATTCGGATTCGATTAGGGGGATGAGTCGGAGCCATTTGTCGGGCACGTCCGGCCATGGCTTTTCGTCGAATTCGGGGAGCGCGCTCATGTCGGGCCAGACCCGGCCCTTGCAGGAGAAGCACTTGTCGGGTCCGGCCGCCGGCAACTGTTTGATCCAGCTGTCGCGCACGTCGGGGCCCTCCGCCTGCTCCACGCAGTCCATGAGGTTGACGAGCAGTTGGGCGCGGCTCAACGCCCATTTGCCGGGCTCCGGGTCGAACCTCGTCTCCCAGGGCAATGCGTCGCCGAGACTGGTCTTGTTGCGGGGCAGGAAGTAGATGCAGTTGCGCTCCACTCGTTCGCCCTCGTTCTGCAGGCCCATGCCGTAGAGTGAGGCCTGTATCCGGTATTGTTGCGAGGGGCCGTGGGCCTTGACCTTGGTGACGGTTGTGTTGCCGACTATCTTCCAGTCGATGGTGCTGCGGGTTTTGCGGTCCCATAGGTCGATGCTGCCGGTCACGTCGTAGCCGCCGTGCAAACCCTGCAACCGGCCTACGGTGACCCGGTACTCCGAGCGCCACCGTTCCACGAGCTCGGTCACGTTGTCCTCGCTCGTGTAGGGGAATTGGAACGCCGGCTCCCCGTTCAGGTCATAGAACATGGTTTCGAAATGCGCGTGCACGCACGTGCCGATGAACGGCAGCCAACCCGGCGAACGACGCTCCGGCCAACCCGCCAGTTTCGCGGCGAGGCAATGCACGCAATCCGTTCCCAGTTCGGATGGGCCTATCTCACGCTGCAGTTCGCGCGGAGCGTTCTGGATATCCGCTTCGATGAGCTGGCGAATCTCCGGCCACAGTTGCGGCTCCTCCATCGTGTCCGTCTTGGTTTTCGGCGTTGCCGGCGGCTTGTCCATATCGGGTGCCGACTGCGTCATGGGCGGTATGTCCACGGGTATCGCGTCACCCTGCTGTTGGGCTTGTGCGACGGCGAGAATGGCGTCATTCATGCTCACGGGTTTTCACCTCCTTGAGAAAGTCGTTGATCTGTTTCTTGATGTCCGCCAACGCGGTCCGGTTGAGCCGTGTGATGACCACCGCCTCGTTGACGTTGTCGAAACGCAGCGTGTAGGTGCCGTCATCCGCCGGCATGATGATTACCGGTACGCTGCCGAAGGTCATCGAATGAACGTCTTTGAATCCCTTGCCCTGCGCCTCCAATTCGCGCGTCGCCTTGTGGATGCGTCTGGCGACGGTGAGGCCCAGCTCGTCGAGCTGCTCGGAACGGATGACGTACAGGTCGTCGGTCAGCTCGTTGCCGTCCTCGTCGTGCAGGTCGTAGTCGGCGATGGCGCTTTCCACGATCTGGGCGATGCCCAGGCTGGACAGTTCCGCGCTCATGAGACCACCACCATAGGCTTGCCGCTCATCGCGTAATCGGCCACCGCGTCCGCCGACAGCAGCTTCTCCAACTGGCTGAGCGGGCGCGGCCGCAACTGGTAGGCTCCGGGATACTTGGTGGCCGGGTAGGCTTTTTCGAACGTGCCGGCGTTGATGCGGCGCGCGCCCGGCTTCACCTGCACTTTCAGGTTGCCGGCCTGGTAGGTGCCGGCCGGATGCGAGTCGAGGATACGGGCCTTCAGCTCGTCGACCTCCTCCTGGCGGATGGCGATCTCGGCCTGCAATTCGACGATGCGCGCCGCCTGAGCTTCGAATAGGCCTTGGCGCAACCCCTCGTCGGGATTCTTGGTTTCGACTTCCTTGAAATCGGGGGGCAATACTTCATTCGCAGTCATTTGATTTGCCTTTCACGATGATCTGGGCGTGGGTGGGATACCACGCCGTCTGATGTTTGGTCTGATTCGTATGCCGGTTGCAGCAGGTGACCGCCTCGTCCAGGCCGGTGGGCCTGCCGAGCGGACCGCATGTCCTGCAACGCGGCATATAGAGACGCCGGTCAGGCATGGCACTGGGTCCCATGGAAACGTGGGTTGCGTGGAATGCGACGCCTATGCTTCGGCGGTCGGGCCGCCAGCCTTTCAAGCTCACGCTGCTTGACTTCGGCCTCCACAAGTTCGGCCATCGCCTGACGCGGGTTGCGCAGCAGCCGGTTGATCGCCGCACCGGCCTTCACGACCTCCTGCGCCAGCTCGCTGGTCTTGTTCAGGATTCGCAGCTTGTCGCCGGCAATCGTCTCGTCGCCGAACTTCTTCGACACCTTGCCGATGTAGGTCGCGGCCGCATCCGTGATTTTCGAGGAGACCGGCACGAGGTCGGCGATGTCCGCGGACAGGTCCTCGTCATCGATCAACGTCTCCTGTATCATCTTCGGCTGCTTCATGATTGTCTCCTTTCCTCCGGCTCCCATTCCGGGAGCGGTTTGATACAGATATAGAGATGTGGCTCGTACTCATGCCCGCAACACGTGTACGGGTCGCCGCTCTTGCGCTTCCGGTATTTGCCTTTGGCCCCGTACACCCACATGTCGGGCATCCTCTTGCACGCATGGGATTCGACGACCTGCGCGTCATCCACGTAGGCGACGCCGTTCAATGAATCCAAAACCAGCTTCAGCAGGTTGTCGAGGTCGGGACGGCCGCGATGGCTCATCCAGAATTCGGCCTCCAACCTGACCGGGCACTGGTATGGTTTCGCCTGCGGGTACTTCAGACGGAATTCCGCGAACAGGCGTTCCTCCGCCCTGACGGTGCGTTTCGGGGTCATCGCGTGCCCGTTGTAGACGCGGGGACGCCCCTTCGGCACCGGGTCGCCCGGCAGACAAAGAGTGAACTCACTCGGCTGTTCCATCACCACCCCACTTCAACAGGATTCCCACGAACACGAGCGGCAATACGACCGCCAATGCGAGCGAGCCGGTTATCATCCACTGCGGCGTACCCACCGGACTGGGGATGCGACTATGCGTGCCGGCGAAACCGACCAGCCAACCCTCGAAGAACGTGAGAGCCAGTAATACGGCCGATTTCTGCCCGTCCGTTAACCTCGGCCGGGGTCGGCGCATACGCTTCTTTTTGCGCAATGCTTCGATGCTCATTCCGCAACCTCCTTGCGCTTGCGTTGGATGGCACGCAGCAGGGTCAGCGACTGGCTGAGGATCATCGACGCCTCGAACGCCAACGGGTTCTCACCCAGCTCGAACAGCGCGTGTTCGAGAGAGCCGGCCGCGTCATGCACGTCACTGGCCACATCGACGGCGTGCTGCCACTGATCGACCGGATGGAACAATCTTTCCTCCACGGTGTCCTTGTCTGGATCGCACGCCGGACAATCGCACTTGCCGGTTTCCGGCTGGCGCGTCTCCTCGTCCAACTCCTTCTCCAACTCAGCCTCTCCTCCCTCAAGCAGCTGCTCCATGAGCTCCTTGAATGACATTCCCTTCGGGATCTCGACGCCGATGGCGTGGATTCCGGTAATCTTGTGTCCTGACATCACTTGTTTTCCTTTCAATGTGATTGGTGATGTTGGTGCCGGCGTGAACCTTGGACAGTGCGACGCCGGCACCTCTTCCTTTTCTCCCGGTTTTGAATCCGGGAAACCCTTATTCGCCGTAGACCAGCTCCTTGCGGCTTATCGCGCACCGCCGGTCCCGGTAGTCGATGACCTCCTGTGGATTCCAAACGAGCCTGCGGCCTACGCGTTTCGGCGCGGGCGGATACCGGCCTCCCCACTTGTCGTGGCACGACCACACGTAGAGACTGCCCTTCGAGACACCAAGGAAGCTCGCCACCTTGGCGATCGGCCAGCCGTCAAGAGACGATTCGATTTGACTACCGGCCATCACGCACCCGCTTCCAAGTCAAGGGGAGTGCAGCCCAGATACTTCTGGATGAGGTACTGCTGGCCCTTGGGCGTGACCTTCGTCGTGAAGTTCAACGACACATGACCATCCGAATGGGCGATCGATGTTTCCTTGACCTCGAACAAACCCAGTTCCATGCTCTTCTGCGTCGGCATGTTCGGATTCCCGTTGCGCTTCATCAGGAAACCGTCCTCACGCAATTGCTTGAACAACCGGTTCTGGCCGGTCTTCACGCCGTTCTGTTTGAGGATCTTCGCCAATTCGCCGATCAGAATGCTCCTCTTGCTCGTGGCCACCGCGTCCGCGAACAACACCTTCGGCTTCTGCTCGTCCAACTGCTTCCGTTGTTCTTCGATGGTCTTCTGCGCGATGAGCACCGCGCGCGCCATCGTCTCCTCCGGGGTCTCGCCCTGGGGAATGTAACCGCCGGTACGACGGATCTGGGGCACTACCTCGTCGAACAGCCAATGCTCGAACTCGACCGCGCTGGTGAGCTTGCTGCTGGCGATGAGGCGGTACACGTCGCCTTCGGTGATGAATACCATCTGCTGGATTCCACCGGCCGTCTCAAGGGGGTAGCGATTCGCGACACCCTTGCAATGCTTTGCGATTGCGTCACGGGTGTTGCTGTATCCGAGTGCGGTGGCGACGTGCTTCGCGCAGAACAGCACCGTCCCGTTCCCGGTGGTCACCGTGGCGACCGGGTTGCCCCGAAACTCGAAGGGCTGTACATTGGATTCAGTCATTTTGGACCTTCTTTCAATCTGACATTCGCCGCCGCTCCAATCGGCGGCATTTTTTTGTGGCTAGAATCTGAGCCATGTGGAAATGGCTGGCGGACAACTGGATGGGATTGACGGCGTTGCTGCTGTCCTTCGACGCGGAACGACGCCTGTACCTCTCGACCGATTGGGGAGTGGATAAGACGGATGGGGACGGGTGGATACTGCGCAACAACGGGTGGCTCACCAAACGAGACATTCGAGTGACGCCGACTGGCGGCGCTATCGTCGAATACCGTGGAGCCTCCAAGCTCAAGCGCCATGAGTCCGGCACCGTCATCGTCGCGATGGTCGAGACCTCGAAATCGAGAGACATCCGCGTATCCTCGCGAAGAATCCTGTTCCGGCATTCCCGGATCCTGTCCCTATAGACCCCGGCCCGACATCCACGGGCTCGAGCCCACGGAGACAGAAGCCAATGTCTTCCTTGTCGCAGACGACGAGTCCCGTGTATTCGACCCAGCATTTGCCGTCATCAAACACGCGAACCGTCATCGGGTGGCCGTCCAACCATCTGACACGATCCATGTCGATGCTGAGAATACGAATCAGCGCACGGGCCCTCTCATGTTCCGCGCCGCCAAGCCGGTAGGTCCTAACCATCACTCCACCGCCTTCGCGTTGTGCATTTCGGCTGCGAATCGTGCCGAGTTGATGATGTCGGCGGCGGTGATGCCGAGGGCTGTGGCAATGGCGTCGAGGTCATCAGTGGAAAAGGCTTTGAGGAATAGGAAGCGGTCGTAGAAGAATTTGCGGTCGCGCCCAGTTCGGCGGGCTAGTTCTGGGGTGGACACGCCCGAGCGCGCCGCCTCGGCCTTTACTGCCCTAATCAGTTCTATTGATGTTGCGGAGAGCTGTGTGTTTGTTTGCATGTTTTATAAAGTACCGTATCCGGTACGTACTGTCAACCCAAAACGGTACGAATTTTGCAAACGTACCGGAAAACGGTACAATCTTTCACATGAGCAAATATGAATCACTCTTCACGCAAAGAGTCATAGAGGTTATCGAAAATCGACGTCGTGACCGCAACATGACGATAGACGACCTTTGTGCAGCTACCGGTATCGGACGTAACAGCTACTACAACAAGATTCGTGGTGATCGCTGTTTCAACACCGAAGAGATTGACGCCATCGCGAGGGTACTTGGCTGCGATCCACTCCTCATCCTTGAAGAGGCGTCTGCAAAAGCTCAGATTGAATCTGACGCTCAGCTTGCAAAGAAAGCGTTTGCTCGTATGCAAACACTGGTGGCCAAGCCGGGCGACACCAAGGCCGAACAGGAAGCATACGAGGAGCTGCCGTGACGACAGACCTAGAGCAGGAAGCCAGGTGGTACGCGAAAAGAGTCATCATCACCCCGATGCAAACCGGGTACCAAGGACTCTACGACGCGAACACCGAGACCATCTACATAGCGGACGACCTCACCCCAACCCAATACCGGTGCGTACTGGCCCACGAAATCAGCCACGCCAAACACCGCGACAGGGGAGGCCACGCCGACCGCTACACGGAACAACGAGCGGATATAGAAGCCGCCCGAATGCTCATAAGCCAAGTGGAATACCAGACCGCCGAAAACATATACGACGGAGACGAAACCCTCATGGCAAAAGAGATGAACGTAATGCCTTGGATAATCCAGGCATACAAACAATGGCTGCACGACAACGTGGCCGCGTAAGGGGACGCAATGGGCTGGATACTGTTCTTTTCCATAGGAATTCCACTGCTTTGCCTACCGGCATACATGCTTATCGAAATGACAAAACCCAAAGAGGAAAGATGGGGGCGGTCTCAGCCAAATCAAGCAGTGAAGGGCTCCGGTTCGGGGTCGATGAAGAATCCGCCGATTCGCCCTTCTGCATTCGTCGGGCTGGAAACCACTCAGCATCCTGCCGACCCTCGAACCTTGAAACCAGTCCAAGGATTGACTGAATACGTACCGATATACAGCGGTGCCTTCCTCCCCGCCGAACACCAACTTGATTTGGTGACGATGGACGACGAAGGCAACACCAACCTGCAGCTCAACCTGTATAACGGCCAACTGGTGCTGGAAGCGCCGAATGGCTTATTGCCGAATAGATCTAGTGGGCAGGTTTACAAGCTCGGTATCTATACCGGTTCCATACGAGGATCCGCATACTATGAGGAGGCCGTGCTGAATGCAGATACGCGACCCTTAGCGAAGGCCGAATTAGTCAGAGAGCCCGGCAATAAATACGATAAGAATGCAGTGGCCATTCACGCATCTGGTGCTGGCTGTGTAGGTTACGTCAACAAGCAGAACGCCGCTCGATTATCAAAGCATCTTGGTGTCGGAGAGGAATATATGGCGATATTCACAAGCGGCTGTAAACGCGGCGATGATTCCGTGCCTGTCTCGGTGTTGATTGCACCAACGGCAACCATGATGTCGATATTCCGCAACAGCGGGATACCTTTACCAAGTAATGGAATAACCCAATAAAAGAATTGCCCTGTTGGCACTGCAGCGCCAACAGGGCGGTTGAAGAATCCAGCTAGTTCAAGAAAGGAGGACGCTTCGCCTACTTATCATAGCCGATAGGCCTGGCGGAGCTATACCCGAAATGTCAGAAGAACGCGAGTGTGCTGCCGAAGTAGTTTCCGCGCTCCTGCGGGGTAAACTCCAGGGACAGCAGATGGTATTCCGGGTCGTCGGGATCCGGCCCCTCGTCCATGAATCCGAATCGTGTGAACAGGTCCATGCTGGGCTTGTTGCGCGGATCCACTTGGGTGAGCACGAGTGGCGTGCGGTTGAAACGCCAGGCATCGTCACGCAGGCGCACGATAACCGAGGAGAGCAGAGTGTCTCCGAGATGTGTGCCACGCACCTTCAAAGCGGTGGCGATATACGAGATCTGGTAGACGCCCTCATGCTCATCGGTCGTTTCCACGGCTACGCCGTATTCGCAGAAGCCGACCACGTCATCATGCAGGGGAATATCTCCGGATACGACAAGAAGCGTGCGCATGATCCCCTTCGGGGTCTTGCGCACGCTGAGGTCACGTATGTAGCGTTGCGGGTCCATCGCCCATTCGGGGTCTCCAGGTTCACAGCACAGGAACTGCCTGAGGGCCGTCTGATGGTCTCTGGAGCATTCGCGCTCAATGACGAGCTTCAGACCCATCGATGGTTTCCTTCCGGGCCTTTGCCCTGCGTTCCATGTAATGGCGGGCGCTGCGGGTCAGCTTCATCCATTTCTCGTCCACGGCGTTGCGTGGCTTGCCGTCCTCGGGCGGCACGTATGCCGGAATCGGCTTCACGCCGGTATCGGTCATGGTCATGGCCGTCTCCTTTCCGATTTTGGCGCAAAGAGAATATTTTATTAATTTCCCTGTTATCCGTCAAATCTCATTAAAACACATTAATACCAGTTAAAACACGTTAAAACCGAAAACAAGTATGAGCGAGTGAAAAAATCATGGCGAACATCACCAGATACAGGACGGCCAAAGGCGAAAACAGGTATCGAGTCCGCTATCGGAAACCCGACGGCACGCAAACCGACAAGAGGGGCTTCCGCCGCAAGATTGACGCGGAGACGTGGGCTGCGGAACACGTCACCATAGCCAAGGCCACCGGCAGCTACATCGACCCGGAAGGCGGCAAACAACGCATAGGCACGCTGCATGACCAGTGGATTGCCGAAAAGAAGCCGTTTTGGAAGGCGACTTCGGGTTCCAACATGGACAGCGCATGGAAATGCCACTGCGAGGCCAAATGGGCAGAACGGCAGATAGGCAGCATCACACACGCCGAAGTCCAGGCATGGGTCGGAAGCATAATCGATAAGTCCGGCGCACCATCCGTCAGCCGCCCATACCAGATCATGCAGGGCATATGCAGCATGGCTGTGCGGGACAAGCTCATCTCCTCCAACCCGTGCGACGGCATCGAACTGCCGAGACTCCCCAAACGCAAGGATCGCCGCATCTACCTGACCATTACCAGACTGCTGGCACTCGCCAACGAAGCGTCGAACTGCCGGAAGCTGGGAGAGGAGCGCCGGGCGCTCATACTGCTATTGGGCTTCTGCGGGCTGAGATGGGGCGAAGCGGCCGGATTACAAAGACGCGATCTCGACTTCGACGCCGGCATACTGCACGTGCGCCGCAACCTCGTATACGTCAACGCCAAATGGGCCGAGGGCACCCCGAAGAACCACGAACGCCGTGACGTGCCCATGCCCCGCATAGTCATGGACGCGCTCAAACCGATATGCGAGCAACGCGAACACGAGGAGCGCGTGTTCCGTGACGTGCGTGGAGGCCCTATCCGCAAGCAGAGCCTCGCCCGCGAGACGGGATGGTGGACGCACACGCTCACCCGTCTGGGCTGGAAGCGGGACGATTGGCCGGTGCCTCACGACCTGCGTCACACCGCCGCCTCGTTGGCCGTGCATGCGGGCGCGAACGTCAAGGCCCTGCAGAGGATGCTGGGCCACAAGAACGCGAGCATGACGTTGGACGTGTACGCGGATCTGTTCGACAGCGACCTTATGGACGTGGCCCGTCTGCTCGATGCCGCCGTGCAGGTGGAGACGGGCGTGGAAGAATGTGGGCAAAATGTGGGCAAAAACGTTTTGGAACATGCTTGAAACCCTCAGAAACGTTGGAATCACGCCATTCCTGCAAACGGTGGTTCTTCAGCAAGTTGAAGGACGCACTGAGCTGAGAGCGGATGCGTTCTTGGCTCCCCCTCTGAGGGGAGCCAAGTCTGTTACTTCAGCAGGGAGCGGCACATGGAGCGGTATTCGTTGACGTAGCCGCCGCCGAAGAAGACGCAGTGGCCGGCGATGGGGTAGAGCTGCCAGAGCGTGATGCGCTCCTGCCATCCGGCCTTCAACGGATGTACGGACTGGTAGCCCTCGGTGATTTCGCTCAGATAGCTCATACCGAACAGGTGCAGCATAGCCAGATCCTCCTCGCGATGACCGCCATGTGCCGCCGGGTCGATGAGCACGGCCTCGGACTGCCCGGAATCGGCGGTCCACATCACATTGCCGCTCCACAGATCACCGTGGATGCGCGCCGGCTTGTCGGACGCGGCTCGGCCCATCAGATCCGGCAGCGCTTCAATCACACGCTCGGTCAGTTCGACATCGCGCTTATCCAGCTCGCCACGTTTCACACCAAGGTTGACCATCGGGCGCAGACGTCCATCAGCGAAATAGCTGATCGGGTCGGTCCACTCGCCGGTATCCATTTTCACCGGGTCCTGCAATGGTCCGAAATAGCATGTGCCGTTATATCCGTCAGGCGCAGACCCGAAATACTTGGCACCCGCATCATGCATACGGGCCAGAGCCGCGCCAAAAGCTCGTGCCGCCTGAGGCGTGGGGGACGCGCTACCCACACGTTCGATATCCAGATAATCCTTGCCCCAGCCGTATACCTTCACCACGCGCGGGCCGCCTTGCGCATGAGCCGCCCCCAACCATTCGAGTCCTCGACCCTCGCATTCGAAGAATCCTTCCGGTGCGAATGCCCTGCTTTTGCGATACGTGGCCATAATGCTCCCTTCGTCGCTTACGTACTATATCCACTTTCATTGTAGAAGCCGTGGATGTTACCGATTCTTAGTGTTGTTCTACACCCCCTTGGGTAGGGTGTTCATCGTCATAACACATCAAATACTTAGAAATCACGAGGGGTTATGAATTTTTTCCAAGCGATCATTCTCGGCATCGTTCAGGCGCTGACCGAATATCTCCCGGTATCCTCCAGCGCGCATATCCGTATTTTCGGCGATTTGATGCTGGGCTCTGATCCCGGTGCGGCGTTTACCGCCATCATCCAAATCGGCACCGAACTTGCGGTGATTCTGTATTTCCGTCACGACATCATCAATATCCTTACTCACTGGTTCAGCTGCCTGTTCGGCAAGAACGGCAAGGATTGGAAGGCCCGCATGGGCCGCGGCGACAATTACGCCACACTCGGCTGGAACATTATCGTCGGCTCGATTCCGATTATTATCCTCGGCTTCACTCTGCAGAACGTCATCGAGACCTCGTTGCGCAACCTGTGGATTACGGTAACCGTGCTGTTGGTATTCGGCATTCTGCTGTGGATGGTGGATGCCAAGGCTCGCCAGAACAAAACCATGAATGATATGACGTATCGTGATGCATTCCTCTTCGGTTTGGGCCAGTCCATGGCGCTGATTCCTGGTGTGTCCCGCTCCGGCGGCACCATCACCGTCGGTCGCGCACTGGGCTACACGCGTGAGGCCGCTGTACGTCTGAGCTTCCTGATGGCCATCCCCGCGGTGTTCGGCTCAGGTTTGCTCGAAGCCATCAAGGCCGTGAAGAACTACAAAACCGATGCGATGTTCCCCGGCTGGGGGCCGACCCTCGTAGCCATGGTCATCAGCTTCGTACTCGGCTACATCGTGATCATCGGATTCCTGAAGTTCGTATCGAACTTCTCCTATAAGGCCTTCGCCATCTACCGCATCGGTTTGGCTGTGGTCGTCGCCTTGCTGCTGATTGTGGGCGTGCTGCCGGCCATCGATCCCTCCGTGGCGGCTGCGGCATAAGACGGGTCGATAGACGACTCCAATATAATGGTGCTCCCGCTGGCGGGAGCCGTCAGCGAAGCTGACTGGGGGTGGTCACTGGAATATGCCAGCAGAACCACCCTCAGTCTCGCTACGCGAGCCAGCTCCCGACATTTTGTGCGACGTGCACATGGTGCACTGCTATGAACAGCCCACAGGGCTGTTCATCCAGCGGGAGCACACCATATATGGGCTAATTGCCCATCTGGCGCAGAAACGCTTCTGCTTCTTTGACTAGTTGTTCGGCCTGGGGCGCTCCCAAGGAAGCCTCCGCCTCGGCTTTCTGCTGCAAGTCGTAGTCGTGCTCCAAATGCTCCACGTAATCGTGAAGCTGGTCATTACAACGAACCAGTATCGAGGCTTGCGCCTTCCACTGTTCGGCTTTCTGCTTCAGATCTGCCGTATCGAAGGTGAAGCCGATATGCTTGCCCAACGCATCCAGCAATCGCATAGTGCCGGCAGAACATTCGTCGCTGCCCAAATATTGGGGGATGGACACCCACATCGAGGAATGAGCAAAACCTTGCTGCGCGGCGGCCACATCCAAAACGGTAGGAATGCCTACCGGGCCGTTATACGACCGGTCTCCTTCGCATTGACAGTCTCCGTCGCTGACGGCGATGGGCAACGGACGGGTATGCGGGCAATCGGAGAACATCGAACCTAACGTAATGATCCGATTGACATCCAGCTCATCGGCAATGGCCAGACTCTGGCTACAGTATTCCTTCCACCGATAGTTCGGTTCGGGGGCGATCTGCGCATAGATATGCTTGCCTGCGTCCAACGTGATGTCGTAGAACGTGGTCTGCGGCCAGATAAGATTGGTGCGTCCCGAAACATGGCACAGCATAGGACGGGCAACCTGATAGTCATAGAAATCATCACATCTAATATGACGAATCTCGCGGGACTCATATCGCTTGACCAGATGGCGCACCGCGTTCGTCGCCGCCTGACAGGCATCATTCCATCCCTCGAATGCGGCGATCAATACTGCGCCGGTGTCCTTCGCTGCTTCACTCATACCTCTAGAGTAACTGGAATTCATTGCCCGAAGCGCACGCTTTAGCCATAAGCGAGAGTATGCAATTACAGGCGACACGCCGCAGCTGGACGAACTACACGCATGTGAGTATAGTAAACACTCGTGCTTCGGCAGGGAGACCTCGCCAAGGAAACACACGCGGACATAGCTTAGTTGGTAAAGCGCAACCTTGCCAAGGTTGAGACCGCGGGTTCGAGTCCCGTTGTCCGCTCTAGGTCCGTGAGTTGACAGACCTTACGGTG